CCCACCGCTCTGCCAAAGGTTTTGTTTAAAACCATGGCACTCTCAAGAATCATTCCATTGAGGACTAGGATTAAGGGAGAATTCTTCCCTAGTGCCTTTCGGTAGGACTGGACATCCAAGCCTGGGCACTTCTTAAAGAGCATGCCGTTCAGCTTAGCGCTGATACGATATGCATCCTTTTGGAAGCGCCCAAAATCTCGTTCGATGAGCCGTTTTGCAGCCTCGATCCTAACCAGTCTTGACAACTGGTTTAGATCGAGTCCTTCTACGGATAACCGGAGAAGGTGCTGCGAAACAGGAATACCGAAGAAATGCTCTATTCGCTCAGCGAGTAAAGCATGCTCTCCCGTATTCTTGGCTTGCGCCAACGCATCGAACACCATATACAGCTTAACGACTCGCTCGCTTTGTGCGGGCTTGCCGTATAAACGGTATATGGCTGAGATTAGTTCCGGGTGCCTTCCTATCTCTAGGTCCCAACCATGGTCACGCTGCGTGCATAGGTAATTGTGTAGAAGTGAATAACGCTTCCACACACTACCTATACCAGCAGTACTGAACCCTGTGACTTCCAGCCCTTTATGGAACCATCTCTTTGCGAATTCAAATGTGTCGTTAGACACATGAGTCTTCTGCTCGGAAATGGGCATATCGAGCTGGGATAGCAGGGTCTTATACTGCTGAGCAACAGCTGCGTTGGCTATCACAATGTCATCTCCTAGTAAGCAATAACTCGTGAAGTGCGGAAAACCCGCCCTTAACGCAGCTACGCGAACTATTAGATGATGAGTGAGAGCCATCGCTGGCCATGACGAGTACGCCCCCATTGGTTGTCCACAGTTATATTTAACTGAAGGATTTCCTTTGGAGTTGTACTCATACCCAGTAAGGATGTGAGCCCAGGCCACCGCTCTTTCTTTGCCAATGATCCTTTCGATTACCCGTTGCTGTAAGGCAATGGGCATTCGATCGGTAGCATTGGAGAGATCGAGCGAGTGAAAAGGACTGAGAGGTAAGATTCGTGTGAAGCTTCCCTGATCAAAGGTACAGTCCGGTCCTATCTTCCTAAGCATTTGGTTCATCACCTTATGCAAAGGTCGAAGGGCGGTCTGAGACCAATAGTCAAGGATAGCAACTACACGAGTCTTTCCCTCTTTATCACTGAAGTAGGACAGCTTACGGAACGAAGCAGTCTTGGGCGGAAATAAAGTGGCCCATATACTTGCTAAGCTTAGTTCGCCGAAACGGCCAACCATCAAAGCCGAGATCTTCTCACCCAGGCTACCACCTGCGAGTACTTGAATATTATCAAGCAACTCCTTAGGAAGTAGCGTAAGTTCGGAGACCGAGGTCAAGATGGCTTGTCCCAACGGACCTGACTTAGTAGACATATGGAATCTACTGAATTCCACCTTAGTTGATCGAATACCCAATTGGCGGGCGGCATGGTTGAACTCTTTCTCTGTAATAGAGTCAGAGCCCTTCCATGGTGCCACAATTGGTGTTACATCAAGTACCGCATCGAGGTGTATTCCTCTCAATGACACTAATAGTGTCATCAAGAGTTTTATCCCTTGAGGGTTTGATGTCAGCACTTTTAAGTCGGACAGCCAAACTGGCCATCCTTCCTTGAGTGCTACTTGATCAACCGCGTCTAGCGGATGTCCTGTGATGTAGCGAGTAACGGCCAAGCGTGTCGTTTTGACATACTTAACCGTGAAAGCTAGACCACGTTCATCAACTAAACGTAAGACGTTCGCGAAGTAAGCTTCCACCAGTGATCGGTAGAGAGACATCTGCTCAGACAAGTAGAATGTTAGGATTAGAGTGGTTAACTCCACTATTAGTCGCAACATTCTATTGTTGTTTGTAGCAGCGTTTTAATGCCGGTACCTGATCCGTGGTCTCCTCACCTCCTTACGGTGTAGGGGGCTAGCCTTCCGAAGGATGAGGTTGCGACATCTCTGGATCTTGGAGACGTCCGGACCAGTCATCGTTAGCCTTTCAGAGGTGATGAACCTCAGGTTTGACGCTGATTGACACGGC